TAAGCTGGTAAAGCAACAGGCAAGAGACATCCTAGCCGACAAATGGGACATTGTAGAGTTCCCAGCTTTAATGCCCGATGATAAACCGCTCTGGCCCGAATTCTGGAAGAAGGAAGATTTAATAGGCGTAAAGGGTAGTTTAAGTGTAATTAAGTGGGAGGCCCAGTGGCAACAGAACCCCACCAGTGAGCTGAGCGCGATACTAAAACGCGATTGGTGGAAAAAGTGGAAACACAAGGAAATCCCATCCTGTGTTTACTTAATGCAAAGCTACGACACCGCATTTAGCAAGAAGGAATCCAGCGACTACAGCGCAATAACCACATGGGGCGTTTTTTATCCAGAGGAAGATGGCCCCCCAAATATCATGCTATGCGATGCACGGCGAGGACGTTGGGATTTTCCAGAGTTACGCCGCATTGCCTTTGAAGAGTACAAATACTGGGACCCAGAGATAGTGCTAATCGAAGCAAAAGCCAGCGGTACCCCCCTAATACAAGAGCTACGCACCATGGGCATACCTGTAACCGAATACAGCCCAAGCCGAGGAAACGACAAGATGTCACGGGTTAATTCAATTGCCCCGTTATTTGAAACTGGGTTAGTATGGGCACCGGATACCCGCTGGGCTGAAGAAGTAATAGAAGAATGTGGTGCTTTTCCATCGGGAGAGTTCGATGATTATGTAGACACTGTTACCCAAGCACTGCGCCGCTTTAGAGAGGGTGGTTTTATAACCCACCCCGAAGATTACAAAGACGACTTCTCGGTTCCTAAGCAGAGAGTATATTACTAATGGCAGAGACCCCCCGCCCAAGTAACGTAGACAAAGCGTTAATAGAGGCCCCCCTTGGTGGATTAACAGAAGAGGAACAAGGCTTTGCCAACGCCGAAGATGAAATGCGTACGACGAGTGTGGATGTTGTTATTCAGCGTAATGACGATGGCACAGAAATTGTACTCGAAGGCGAAGAGGAAACAGAACAGGAGATTGAAGAATTAGGCAGAGAGCCGGATGAATTTTTCGACAATTTGATTGATTCATTAAGCGATAAGACGATAAGCAGTGTAAAGTCTTATGTAATGTCTTCTGTGCAAGATGATAAAAGCAGCCGTGATGAATGGTCACAAGCCTATACCAAAGGACTTAAATTACTGGGGTTAAGGTACCAAGATCGTACGCAGCCATTTGCCGGAGCATCAGGGGTAACGCACCCTTTGTTAAATGAAGCTGTAACCCAATTCCAAGCCCAAGCCTACAAAGAACTGCTACCCAGCACTGGGCCAGTAACCGCGCGAATTATAGGGGTTCCCAACCCAGAAATAGAAAAACAGGCACAGCGGGTGCAGGAATACATGAATTATCAAATCATGTATGGCATGGAAGAGTACGAATCAGAATTTGACCAGATGCTCTATTTTATAGGGTTGGCGGGTTCCGCTTTTAAAAAGGTCTATTTTGATGATGTAACTAAAAAACCAGTAAGTAAATTTGTGCCCGCTGAGGATGTGCTTGTACCTTACACAGCTACTGACTTAAGAACAGCAGAGCGCATAACCCATGTTGTAAAGATGTCCAAAAATGAGTTGCGTAAAATGCAACTTAGCGGTTTTTATGCGGATGTAAAAATAACCGAGGGGGGTTTTACTGAGTATAGTGCCATACAGGAAGAATATGACAGATTAGAGGGTATAGAGCGTACCTCTCCAGATGAGGAGGTCACATTATACGAGTGCCATTGCTCCTTGGATTTGGAGGAATTTCCAGATATTGCAGGTATTACGGGTGAGAACACCGAGGTTAAATTACCCTATGTAGTAACCGTCTGTGACGATATGAATGCGGTATTGCGTATAAGCCGTAATTATCGCCAAGATGACCCAGTTAAAGCGAGTATTGGGTCTTTTGTACAGTACAAGTTTACTCCCGGCTTGGGCTTTTATGGTTTTGGATTAGTGCATTTACTGGGTAATTTGAGCCGTACCGCTACCAGTACGTTGCGCCAATTGATAGATGCTGGAACATTAGCTAATTTGCCCTCAGGATTTAAAGCAAAAGGGGTGCGTATAGCTGATCAAGGTAATCCGCTGCATCCGGGAGAATGGCGTGATATTGATGTTCCCGGCGGGGATATACGATCAGGACTTATACCGTTGCCTTATAAGGAACCAAGCGCGACTTTATTTCAGTTAATGGGGTTTGTAGTGGATGCGGCCCAACGCTTTATAGGTACAACCGATATAAGTGTTGGTGACAGTAATGAGGCAATGCCAGTAGGCACGACTATTGCTTTGCTGGAGAGAGGATCGAGAATTGTTTCGGCAGTACATAAGCGTATGTATGCCAGTATGAAAATAGAACTTAAAATGTTGTCCAGATTATTTGCTGAGGACCCCGCCCCCTACCCCTATGACGTAGGAGAAGACGCCCAAATTAAATCAAGTGATTTTGACAGCCGCATTGATATTTTACCAGTGAGTGATCCCAATATTTTCAGTATGTCTCAACGGGTGGTATTGGCACAAGAGCAGTTAAAGCTCGCAACAGCAGACCCAGAAATGCACAATATGTATGAAGCCTATACCCGTGTGTATCAGGCATTAGGGGTACAGAACATAGATGAAATTTTAAAACCGCAGCCGACTCCTGAACCAACCGACCCAGCCACCGAAAACCAAGAAGCCAGCAATGCTGCCAAGGGCCAAGGAGAACTCAAGGCTTTTCCTGAGCAAGACCATCAAGCCCATATTAAAGTACACATGGGGTATATGGAGAGTGGGATAGCCCAGCAACAAACTCCGGTATTATTGACATTAGAAAAGCACATTTATGACCATTTGGGCCTACAGGCTCAGATGATGGCAGAACAACAAGCACAACAGATGGGAATCCAAGACCCCGCGCAAATGGCAGCTTTAGTAGCTCAAATACAGGCACAGATTATAGAACAGCATCAGGAGACATTACCACCGGCTAATAAAGGGGATGATGACCCATTAATTGCTCTGAAAGAACGAGAATTGGATCTTAAAGAACAAGACCAACGTGCAGACCAGATGTACGATGCAGAAAGGCTAGAGTTCGAAGAAGAGAAAAATGCCCGCAACATGGAAATTCAAAACCGCCGTATAGACAGCACAGAAGACATAGCACAATTACGTGCGAGAATTGCATTACAAAGGTCTAATAAATAGCGACGGCGGGATTTGGCGGGATTTGGCGGGATTTGGCGGGATTTGGAGTTTTAAATAGGAATGATAGAAATCTTTAATAGAATTATTGGCCCTGTTACTAAAATTTTAGACAAGGTAATCCCTGATAAAGATTTAAGAACATCGCTTGCCCATGAGATAGCTACAATGGCAGCTAAACAATCTCATGAAAATGCCTTAGCCCAAATTGAAGTTAATAAGCAAGAAGCAGCCCATAAGAGCCTATTTGTAGCAGGATGGAGACCCTTTATTGGTTGGACATGCGGAATTGCACTGGCATGGCACTTTATTTTTTCCCCCGTTACTATGTTTTTCTGTTCCTATTTAGGGATAGCACTCCCCCCCTTACCAGAATTTGATATGACCAGTTTGCTGACTGTATTAGGGGGTATTTTAGGGCTTGGTGGATTCAGAACATATGAGAAAGTGAAAGGAGTTCAAAGACCAGAATGAGTTTAGACCTTTACATTTACGAAAAAATGCTTAAGATACTAAGAGAGCGGCGTGAAGCAACACAAGAGGCCCTTTGTTTTGGGGCTGTTGCTGATTTTGCCGTACACAAGGAGCTCCGTGCTGTAATTGGAGAACTTGCCGTTTTAGAACAGGAGTTAAAAGCCCTGCTAGATACACAGGATATAGATGACTAACATAATTGTCCCTGATCATTTAAAAGATATTACCCCTGCTACCCCTGTTAAACCCAAGAAAAAACTGAAAAGTGTGTCCGTTAGTGTGTCCGCTGCTGAAGACAAAGTTGAGTCGGTGGCAGATGCTTATGTGAATGAACACCATCTTTTTTTAGACCCTACTAAAATTCCCGAATCTGCCAAAGAAAAAATGCCTAAACCTACGGGGTGGCGTATTTTATTATTGCCTTATATGGGTAAAAGAGTAACAGATGGCGGAATTGTCTTGACAGACAGTCAGGTAGAAAGAGAGCAGGTAGCCACAGTATGTGGTTATGTTCTTGCAGTAGGACCAGATGCCTATAAAGATGTAAACAGGTACGAAAGACCGTGGTGTAAAGAAGGAGATTGGATAATTTTTGGGCGTTATGCCGGAAGCAGATTCCGTATTGAAGGTGGTGAGGTCAGATTATTAAATGACGATGAAGTTTTAGCCACTATCACTCACCCTGATGATATATTGCACTATTAACATGGAGATAAACCATGCCAGAAGATGATAAAGAAGAAAGTTCCCCAGAGCAGCTTACTATAGAGCTTGATAACGATGTGGCTGATGAGGTTAAAATTGTTGCAAATGAAGCAGCTATCACGGATGAAGATGAAGAATTAAAAACCCATAGTGAGAAAGTACAAAGGCGTATTAACAAACTTACGGCTAAATTAAGAGAAGCAGAAAGACGAGAAAACGCTGCAACGGAGTATGCTCGGTCTGTTAATGTGGAAATGGACGAAATGAGGCATAAAACTGCCTCTTTGGACAATTCTTATGTTAATGAGTATGACCATAGGGTGCAAACTCAAGAAAAACTCCTCAAACAAGAGCTTAAAAAGGCAATAGACAGTGGAGATTCGGACAAACAGGCTGATATTCAGGTTTTATTGGCTAATGTAAGCACAGATAAGGATAAAGTGGGGCGTGTACGCCGTAGACAGCAGCAACAATTTCAAGCTCCCGTTCAACAACCTCGCCTTCAAGCTCCTATATATCAAGCCTCGCCTCAACAACAAACAGACCCCCGTGCAGAAAACTGGGCAGAGCGTAATGAGTGGTTTGGGGAAAATAGACCCATGACTTTGGTGGCTATGTCGGAGCATGAGACCTTATTAGAAGAGGGATATGACCCATTAGGGGAGCCAGATTCTTATTATAGTGAGCTTGATAAGCGTATTGGGGAGGCATTTCCTCATAAATTTCAAAAGAATAAGAGAAGAGCTACCCCCCGTGTTGCAGGAGCAAGTAGAAGTACAATTAATAAAAAAGGTAAAAAAGAGGTTGTACTTACAGAATCTGAGGTTAAAATGGCCGATAAGTTGAATGTACCGCACAAAAAATACGCCGAACAAGTAGAGAAGATTAGGATTAGGGAGCAATATTCATGACAGATAACGTGAAAACCGATCAAAAAGAAAATGATCGTAGTCCACGCAATAGCCGTACAAGGGCTAAAAATAGTCGTCCACGAACGTGGGCACCTCCGTCCTCACTAGACGCACCGCCACCTCCCGAGGGGTTTATTCATCGTTGGATCCGTGAATCAGTTATGGGATTCGACGATAAGAAAAACATTTCGGCGAGGCTCCGCGAAGGCTTTGAGTTAGTTCGCGCTGATGAGTATCCAGACTGGGAAGGCCAAGTAGTAAATGAAGGTAAACACCTAGGAATTTTTGGTCAAGGCGGTCTGTTACTCGCTCGATTTCCTGAAGACTTACGTCAACAAAGAGAAGAGTATTTTCGTCGTAAAACATCCGACATGATGGATGCCGTTGATAATGATTTATTAAGGGAATCGCAACCTAGTATGCCTATCAGTAAACCTGAAAGGCAATCCCGTATAACTTTTGGGGGCGGTAAAGCTCCCGAATAATGAGGATCTGAGCTTATGGCAAATATAGATGCTGCTTTTGGATTGCGTCCATATAAAATGCTCGGTGCAGGTGCGAACACAAGTGGATTGGTCTCTTATCCAATTCAAACCTCAGCTACGGCTGGGAGTTCCAGTGTAATTTATCAAGGAACTCCTGTTATTCCTTTAGCTAATGGTATGATTGATATTGTAGGAGGTGCCACTGGTGGAACCGTGCCTTTATTGGGTGCTTTTATAGGGTGTGAATACACCGATTTAAACGGTACGCCTACGTTTAATAACAAGTATCCGGGAACTGCGGCTGTTAAAGCTAATACCAAAGTAACCGGATTAATTTCTGCTAACCCTGACCAGTTGTTTTTAATCAACTGTGATGCAGCAGCGGCAGATTTGATCGTTCATGCAAACGCTGATTTTGCAACAGCTACAAGTGGAAATGCGACTACATTTATTTCCACCGCAGAGTTGGCTGTGTCTACAGTTAATACTACTAATACTCTCAATATGAGA